TTTACCTGAAAAGAAAAAGCAAAAGGGCCAGCCGTACCATTGCCAGTAAACTGTACTCTTCTTGTCTGTGCTGTAACATTATATGTAGCCATATTAGATACCTCTCTAGGATTTATACACTATAAATTAATTTAATTCCATCAATAATCCACTTAACCTGGAATTTTGCTCTATTACTTTTTTCTTTGCATCCTTTCGTCTATCCTGAACAATCGTATTCAGTGCATCATATTTATCTTCATCAAACTCTAAATTATTATACATTTCACTGTTTACTTCCTCTTCAAGTGCAGACAACAAGGAAGTGTTGATGTCATATCCATTGTCACCAGGAAGCAATCCAGTTTCATCTATTTCGTTTGTAAGCATAACTAACTCATTATACTCAGTACCGGATAAAGGATATCTATCTGAATTACCCATACTAATTTTCTTTGGATGAGACACAAATACCTGACCAGTTCTCTCAGTTAACCTAAGTATTTCTTTATCAACATTGGTGTATCTATTTGTCATGACCCTTACTGGGTTAAAAAACTCATCAAACCTACCTTCACCCTGGTACAATCTTTCGCCCCAAAAGTTTAATTTGGGTGGCAACCTATCACTAAAAAATGGATTTCTACTTTTAAAATAATTTAGTCTTTCATAAAAAGCTTTGGTTGAAGATGATACTTTTGCATTACCTTCTAGCTGGTCATCAGTAATCATTGTATTAGACGAATTAGGATTATTAATTCTTTCCATTGTAGCTATAAAACTATCATTTCCTACAAAGGGTATACCGGTTTGACTAGCTATATATGATGGTAGACCAAAAGCTAAACGATCTACTGTTCCGGTTACAGCACCACCAACATCGGTTGCTTTTGATACACCAAAGTTTATAAGTCTTTGGAAGGTATCTTCTGTCGTATTATTCCAACCACCTATAGCACTTGTAAGTTCTGATACACCCTGGAGAAATGGTAGGTTATGTGCATATTCAGCAACTGACAAAGTATAAGCTTTGACCATTGATTCTACTGCATTGGCATCATCTTCATGTTTTAAATAATGTGCTAGATCAGTACCCATAGCCAACAAACCTGACATAGGATCAAACCTACTAAATGTATATGATCTATATGTACCATCCGGCTGTTTAAAACTGGCTGAGTATTGTGGAAACTTCATAAGCTTCCTGGCTCTTTTATCAGTAGGGCCTTGACCAGTGATCACAACATCATCACCGAAAAATCCTGATGCTAAACCAAACATAGTCATAGCTACACCATTACCGATAGCAAGTTTACTTAGAGCTTTATCAAACTCTTCACCTTCACCTTTTTTTAGTGTGGTATATAATTTATCAAATCTAATTGTCCTATCAAAAACTTCATTAATAATATTGGTAGGTGTATTGAAAAAAGGAACTATAACTTTTAAAAATGGGTTTTGAATTGTTTTACCCAATGTAGCTAAACTGCCTTTTACCGGTGTTTGAAATGTTTGTTTTAAGGCTTCATCAGTCATCATTTCTTTTACATCTTGAGGTGTATTCGTCATAACGTCTTGATACTTTTGCTTAGACATTTCCAGGGCTTTTTCTTTTGTTGCTCCTGATTTAATTGCCAGGTCATATTCTTGCTGACCTCGTCTAAAAGCTTCTCTATATAAAACCCTTCTTCTTGTAACAACCTTAAAATAGGCATCCTCAGTTGCTAAAAATCTACCTGGCAATCTTGTCATAACTGACAAACCATTTATGCCAAGTTGTTTAAAATCACCCTGAGAAGCTCGCTCTATTATAGATGCCAGGTTGTCATCATCACCATAAGCTTGTTGCACTCTTAAATCTATTTTAGACAGTTCATCAGATGATTTACCCTGGACAAAAGTTCGACCCATAATTTTTAGGGCATCTGACTGAGCATTAAAAAATCCATGTGCTTCGGCCATAGCATCACCAAGGTAGGCCTGATCATCAGGTCCTAACTTCAATGCTCTTCTTACAGTACCGATACCACCGGCTAAACCTCTTTCTACCATTGTCTGCAACTGAAACCCAAAGTTACCAGCTATGTTGACCATGTGTGTCACTGGTGAAGAGAGAAGGGAATTTATATAAGCTTCCATCAATGTGTCACCAAGTACCTGACCTTTAGTTCTTTCTAGATACTTAGCCCTGGCTGTCGCATTGTTTAGAGATAAATATTGATGTCCATAGAGTTCGATGTTTGATGTGCCGGCTGTCTCTACTAACTTAGACATATCTTCTGCAAACTTGGGTAGATTCAAATCTAACTTGGCAATGTTTCTAACTACAGCTAATCCACGACCATATTCTGAGATTGCACCTGAAAGATTACTAGCTAATAAAGATTGTACACCAGCAAGCATCTTATGTTGTTTGTAGAACTCTAGTTGTCCTTCTGATCCTTTTTCCATCTTGAGCATTTTGTTTGCACCAAACTGTAGCTCTTGACCCATCTTTATCATAACAACAAGACCACCTAATATATCTTCAGGTGGTGGTACTTCTCCTGGCTTTCTTTTAAGCATTGCACTTAGGATATTTTCAAAACCAGTTGTCTCAGCCATTGCCAACATATCATCCATGCTTTGTGTATTTCTTCGCATGTAGGCAAACAATTCTTTGTTTTGCTGTTTTACATTGTTCAATAAAATGTCTAGTGATTGCTCTATATTACCTTCAAACAACTTTAATTTAAGCTGTCCTTTTTCGTCAAACAATTCACCTATACGGCCCATATTTAGGCCAGGTCCTTTATATCCATCTTCTTTAAGTGATTGGTTAAGAGCTTTTATTTCTGTATCATCAAGACCTTTGACAATAACATCTCCACGACTACCCTCGGTAACAAGCTTTGCTTCAGGCTCACCATATGATCTTTTCTCAGCATCTGTGCCATATTCTTTGAGAAACTTTGTAAACTTACTAAGACTCATCAGCACTCTCCTCATACTCTGCACCACCACTATCTAACAATGTCAAACCACCTAAGGAAAGAAGAGGTGAAGCACCGGTGAAAAATTCTTTAAAAACTTGGTCTTTAGGTTTTTTAGTTAGTTGCGATGTTACATCAATTCTATCTTCTAATAACTCTATAATAGTTTTAGGTTCTGATAATAAGTTTGTTCTATCACCAAAATTAAACCACATTAGTGCTTGTGCTTCTGCTGGCTTGATATTTAACCTTTGCCCAACTTTTTTGTTTATTTCATGAAAAATTCCATATTCAGGCTTTGACGGCTTGCCATCTATCATTTGTTTTTTGAAACTGTCATCAAGATCAAGTGCATTTAATGATGATGGGTCTTTCTTGTATTGTGCTTGTTTTGGTTTTTTAATCCATTCTATAGGCACACTACCTGGCTCAATATCATTCATTGTAAGTAGTATTGCTCTTATATTATGTGTATCGACTGTAGAAGGTTCTAAGTTACCTGAAACATTCTCTGCAAAGCTAAAAGGTTTTGGGTTTGTGTTTATATTTAGCTGACCAACTTCTGATTCATTAATTAATTTAAGATGAAGCCCACCAGGATTAATTATCATCGGATAACCTTTTTCATTGATGCCTTCACCACCTGGGCCAACAATTTTTGTTACCGGTATATTTTGATTTTGTTTTGCTGAGACTAGTGAAGCATTTAACATATTTTGTGCAGTCTCTGTCCTAGGGCTAGTTACAGCATAGTTTGTTGCAAACATAGAAAGTTTTTCTTTTGCTGTATTTTCATCTATGCCTAGCTCTTTTGCTTTTTCTATTATTGGTGCAGTGTTGTAGAAAAATTGTTCTTTTGACCCAACCTTACTTCTAAGTTTTTCTGCAATAGCATCTGCTATAGCATCACCTTTATCTCTGACTGCTAATGCTCTATTTTTGAGTGGGAAATTATTTGTTGATGCTGGAACACCAACATCAGATTGATCTACAAATTGTGTGTCATAATTTCGTGAAAAGAATGGAGTGCCTGAAGGTTGAGTTCTGTCCTTAGGAGCTTTGGACATTTCCTCATTCCTAATCTTTAAAATGTTGACAAGGTTATCTTTTAGTCCTTGTCGGCTACTAGCTTCCAACCCTGACGGATCAACGCTTCTGTCAATAGCTTCTCTTTTTCTGAGGTACTCATCTGCTTTGTTAGCCGAGTAAGTTCCACCTTGTTTGAGTTGCTCGATTCCTTCGAGGGTGTCGGTGTATTCAAAGTTTCCAAGATCAAATATTCCTTCTTGTTTACCAGCTAAAGCAGTATATAGGGCATCGTCTTTTTTATCAAGTAAATTAACGGCATCTAGGTAATATAACCCATCATCATTATTCAACCATCCACCAGCTAAAGCTTCCATTTCAGGGTTTGCTTTTTGTAGTTCTTCAACATTCCTAACTAAGTCTCTAACCATCCTTGGACTAAACTCTTTTTTATCTATTTTTATTTCTAAAATTTTACTAGGTGCAACTGCTATTCCTTTTGCCGGTGATTCAAAATTATTTAAGCTTATTGTAAAACCATCAGGGTTATCTTTAATAAATTTAGATAATGCATTTGCTTGTCTTCTTTGTGCAGAAAATTGTGCTATAGCTGTTTTGACCGGTTTATCTAATGCACCAGCACCCATAGAAGAAAGGGTAGTACCACCAGTATCTAGGTCTAGTTCTCGCTGTGCTTTATCGCCAAGCTTCTCTAATCCCTTCTTAGCTATCTTAGGACCTTTAGCAACAACACCACCAATCCCACCAAACTCACCAGCACTAAAACCGGACTTAGTATCTTCTTTTAGCTTTGGGTCTATATCAAGGCCATCAACAAAGTTATCAAATATACTTCGGTAATATTCTGATCCCAGGTTAGCTTTTGAAAACTCACTAAATCCTTTAGTAAATGCATCTATTTTTTTACCATCCTCGGCAGATACAGCATCTTTAATACCCACAAACAAACCACCGATATCGCTAGGCAATCCTAGGGTAGCACTTGTTGCACCACTTACCATACCACCTACAGTAGATGCTATACCATAAAGAGCATCACCGACTGAATCATACCTGGTCTGATCACCACATTCTAGACCAATAGTTGTTTCTTTACCAAAGTGATATTCAACATTCTTGCCGGTATCTCTTAGCTCATTATATTCAGTTATTGCTTTATATACATCTGTCATTGATCTAATGCCGTCTTGAGGTTTTTCTTAAATATGTCAAATTCTCTACTAGTAAATGCATTACTGCCACCGGATATTTTTGCTTTATTAGATATTAGAAATTCAAACATAGTCGAGTAATCATCTTCTGCTATATTTTCTAATTGACTAAATGCTGAACCGATTGTTGCCTTAACCTTTTTAATGACTGCTTTTGCCCTGGCTAAGTTATCTTCTGCAACTTTATCTAAAATAGTTGTTTTAAAATTATCAAACTTGTTCTTAGTTAGTTTTTCTAAATCTATATCTTTACCTTCAGCTTGTGCTTCTTCTAAAGCTCGGCCAAGTTCTGCTTTTATCTTTTTGTATTGTGCTAGAGGTTTTAAGAATTGATTTTTCTTACCCATGTTATCAATGATCTTTGGATCAAACCCAGGGAATTCAGTGTTAAAGTAACCAGTTAAATCATTTAGAGCTAAATCCATTTTAGCACTTTGTATAGTTTTAAGCTCATTCCTTAACTGATCTAAATCTTTTCCACTTAACTTATCTGCATTTATATTAAGAGCTTGGGATGTAAGGATACCTCTATCAGATAAATCTTTAAGACTATCATAAATATCCGGATCAGATTCATCTTGTACTTTAATAAGCTTTTCTGATAACGACAGATAATCATCGCTATTTTTATCGAGAACATCTAGTTGTATAAGTAAATCTTTTGCCCCCTCTACATCTCTTCCACTTTTACCTAGTTTTTCTAATATTTTAATTTTTAGATCAACAATTTTATCTTGTGAGCTTGCTTCTGCTATTGCATCATTCTGATCTTCAGCTTGCTGTACTTCTTTTGCCTGGGCATTGAGCTTTTTAAACATCTCCATTTTTTGATCAGGGTTCATTTTACCTATAACTTTTTTTAATCTAAAATCTATCTTAGAATAGTTGTTAGTTGATATGGCCCTGGCTATTGCACCTTGTTTACCATTTTGTAATGTATTGCTTAGAACAAAATTATATTTAAATTCTTCAACTTCTGAATCAAATTTATCTAAGAAGTCATTGATTGGCTTAGATGTTTTGGCAAACTTAGTTACCTTATTGAAATAGTTTTGTTTCATAAATTTAATTTTATTATTAAGTATATCATCTATCTCAGCTTCATCTTCTGCTTCATTGACAGACTTGATAAGAACAGTAGATAGATCATCAAGATTATTATTTATAATAGCTAGGTTTTTGGCCCTGGTTATCTTTATAGTTTCATTAGCTTTCTTGACTGCATACTCATGATACTTGGATGACGATACTGTATTTAGACTAGCTGTCAGTCTTTGAGCTACGATAGGGGATGCATCAAAGGCAAGCTTAGAATATGCCAGGGTTACACTATCAAGATCATCTGACAATGTGTCAGCATCAACATCATTAGTAACAGCATTAGTCATAATCTCACTGATTTGTTTTCTTGCTGATAATTCTAATTCTGTTTCGAGGATTGATAATTGTGCCTTACGGCTGGCCCTACCAAAAACAGTATTAGTATCGCCTAGTTGGTTTTCTAGTTCTTCTCCTGATAAACTACCATCTCGTAATTGTTTTTCTGTGATAGCATTCTTAGCTCCAAACTCAGCACCTTCTATTTCAGCCTGGGCCACAGCCCTTTTACTAAAGAAGTCACTCATCTTATTAAGTTCTCTTACAAGTAAATCAGACGTTCTAGATGCTTCTCTTGCCCCAATACCTGAAGGACCTCTAATATTAGATATCTGTAATCTAGATGATAATGTTGGATATCTAGTTCTAGCCATTATGTTCTATACCCAGTATATGCTGAAGCCTGATATGGGCCAGTTGTAGAATAACCACCAGTACCAGTCATACCAGTCGATGTTGTTCCTGGACCACCAGTGCCGGCCATAGTCGCAAAACTACTGCCTAATGTTCCCAAGGCACTTATATATCCTTGTTTCTTAGCTTGTCTGCCGGCAAAACGTAAGTCTTCAGCTTGAGCATTTGCAGAACTAAGTGCTAATTTTGCATTGTCTCTTGCTGTAAAGAAATCAGTTGTACCAGGTTTAATGACATTGAATGTGCCAATATCAACCGGAGTTCCTATAGTAGGCTCTAAGCCACCAGCCCTAGCAGAAGCGTTTACAGAAGCAAGAGCCTTTCGTGTAGCTTCTAATGATTTTATACCTTCCTCTTTTGCTTTGACAGCTTCTACTCGACCTTCTAGCCTTTTGTATTCAGCCTGAGAGTAATATGCTTTTTTAGTTGCTTCACCTTGTTTAACCTGGGCATATGCAGTTGCAACGGCTATTCCAGTAGATATTAATGTAGCTGTCGATGCTGATGCTATAATTGGGATCATAAAGGCCATATCATTGTCCAGTACTAAGTTTGTATTCTACTCCTAATACAGTAGCGAATAGAGGTTGTGTCTGTGTAAATGTGAGTTGTGCTGTATCACTGTATCCCAAAAGGGGAGCAACTCTTTTTCTGCCAGTAAATGTCGTTGGCACTGATCCCATTGTGTAAGGTAAACTTTCCAGGGCTATCTCAAAACCATTGACTGTAATGTTCTGTGTTCTATCTAAAACCGGTGTTGCTTCTAATATTCTACGTTTACGGCTAACAACTACACCGGATGATAGCTTTGGTTCTGCCGGTAATGTTTTTACTTCTACAGAATAGGGAAGGCCAACCTCAACAAATGTTGTAGGTACAGCATCTAAGGTTATAGCTCCACTAGCTACAGTTTTGTCAGTTAAAACATAATTATCTCTTACAACATCTACTGTTTCACCTTCTAGGTGAGATAGACTAGAGCATGTAGTGTTACTAGGTTTTGCCTGGTCCGGTGCTGTAGCTCCTGAAAAGTATTGTATGTTGGCATCTGTCGTTCTTTGATCGTCAAACATCTCGACATATCGTTTTGTTGCACTATTGATTGTTCTTTCTGTCACTACATAAATGTCAGTAATATCAACGGCTACGTCTAAAAACTTACCATCTGTGATGAACTCTGAAGGAGCAACAACATTTTGTGATCTAAGAATAGAAAACACAGCCATAGTGCCATCTTGATCATTTGTAATTAAAAGCAAGTCACCATCATCAGTAGAGGTAGCAACCCTCAAGGCCATAGACCTGGGTGACTTTAATAGATGTGATGATAGCAGTGAGATATTATTAGCCTGGTAGTTTAGATCAACATCACTAAATAAAAATTCTCTAAGAGCTTTACCTTCACGCTGTATAAATAATGTACCACCTTCAGCCGACACTGGCTTTATACCTTCTTTTGATCCTCGTCTTGTCGCATTTTTAATAACCAGGTTAGATGGTGTAATAGGATCAAGGTCAGCCTGGGGAACAAAGAACTCAGCATCAGTTGTGAATATCTGCAAGTCTCTTCCTGATCTCATGGCTGTTATAGCGTTTACACTATCAGTGGCTATACTTACGAATAATGCATCATCAGCCAGGGCTTCATGTGTTTTAAATTTAAAGAAGTCACCTATCTTTGATCCAAACAATGCATTGGGTAAAGACTTTGTACCTCCAAAAAATAATCTTCCTTCATGGAATGTACATGTTCTTGGAAATCCTCTAGTGCTAGAAAATACATCTTCGTATCCAGTTTCTAATTCCCAAGCACCGGAAGCTATCGCAACATCTGCTTCAAAGAAGGGAAACTCAGTTACAACCTTAATCTCAGTTGATGATGTAAACTCAACAACCCTGGCCCTACCAAAACCATTTAAAACATTTATATACTGATCAACATTCCCTGAAGAAAACACTCCTGATGATGCTGTTAAATTAACTGTGCCATCTACGGCATCCGGAGTAATCGTAGCTGAAGGATTACTTGAAGATGTTGTAAAGGCATGTTTAGGTGAGGTGAGGGATATAGTTGCAAAAGTCCAGGTTGAATTACTACCACCTCTAACAATAGACTTAGGAGACATATCCTCATGGACCAGGATTAATGTATCTGCACTTTGAGTAAAATATAATCTATCAAGATCAACATCACCCAAGGCACAAACTAAGAAATCGTTACCTGATCCATTTATATTGGTGATTTGCTGACCATTGGCAAAAACAAACATCCTGGTATTGCTTGTCGTATTTTTAACAAAAGCTAACATATAAGATTGTGTTGTTGAGAACTCAAAAGGTATAAGTCTAATACCATCTAATGTTGTAAATGATCCACCCAGGTGAGATGAAATATCCAGCATGAATCTAAGACCAGGCCGTCTTTCAAAACCACCCTGGGGCAGTACGACTACGTTCTGAGCTTTTTCTAATGCTGATGCATATTGGGCTATATCTATTCTGCCATGTAAAAGAGGATCAATCTCACCTACAGTAAAATTTGACTGATACTGAGTAACCCTGGCCATTATCTGACCTCAGTTAAAAGATAATCAGCGATTACTGTTTTTGATTGACCAGCCCCATCTATGTTAATTGCTTGTCTAAAATATCCACCCCTCATATTCTCAGAAGGTGTTCCAAGAGCTATAGTTCTCCAATAATCACTCCTGGTAGTCTGATCTGTAACCGGCTCGGCTAAATGCCAGGCCATTTGATACACAAGCATTTGTACAAAGTATGAAGGCATATCCACTTCAGATACCAGCCTTTGATAATCTAAAACTATTGTTGTTTGATTTGTAAATAACTGATCACCCTGGATTTCATATTCAGTAATCTTAGGCAATGTACCAGTTGATAAAGAAGCATAGACAGCCCTGGGAACACCATTAAACATATCTGATGGTAATTGATAAGCATACAAATAAACATTTGTTGGTGCTGTCGTTAGACGGCCTATTTGTTGTTTTGTCAAAGTAAATGACCAGGGATACATTCCCAGGGTCTGAGCTTTAACACGAGGATACAGCACTGAGCAGATCGAGCTTGGGGCAGTGCCGTCTGCAAACGATGTGATTTGATTTGCTCCAAGTAGAAGGAGAGCTTGTGAACAAATGCTTACGTCAGTATCGCCTTCAGCCATATCCTCGCCTTTTAGTTTTTAGTCGCTATCTGTCATAGCCACAGTTGTGCCATCTGTAACATCAACAACACCGGATGCATTAGATGCAACCATAACAATACTCATTGTTGGTGTACCACTGTCATGTACAAAGATAACATCACCTACAGACAAATCATCAGACATGTCGTTGAAATAACCGGCTGTGTTTACAGTAGCTATTGCATCGGCTGATGTATAAGTCCACATTTGAGGGGCCACTCCTTTTTTGGATTGGCCACCTATTGGGTTCATACCAGTTCTACTAAATGCCATGATTAACTCTCCCTACAAGTTACATCAACAAGACCATTCGCATCTATTACGATTGCTCCGGCTGAATACATTGCTGTTACTAAGAAGGAAGTTTTCTCAGGAATGTAGTTGACCTCTGTCTTTGGTGCGATACCAACGGCACATCCGATAGCATCTCTATGGAATGCTAAACATGTTCTGTCATTAGACCCATCTTTTGGAAGTCCACCTTCATCACGATCACCAATCATGTGAATAGTGAAACCCATAAATGAGTTTACTTCACCTCTGACTAAAGCCTGGACTTGAGCAAAATCTGCTGATATCGCTCTTTCATCGCCAAGCAATGATGCTAGTGAGTTAGCATGGATAATCATGTGACGATCTGTAGGTGGCACTGACTTAGCATCCATTCCTTTTTTCGTTGCGATGATTTTTCCTACATTCAAATCTGAAGCACTTGCAGAACCACTGGTCACCACAGTATTAGCCACTGTAGTACCGGCAGACCCAGCTATTAAAGCATCAATAATGATTTGATCTTCTCTTCTACCTATTGCATTTCCAACTAACTTGGCAAGCTCTTGTCTTTCATCAAAGTTGATTTTTGCCTGATTAAAAATGTCTGAATACTCAGAAGCAACATAATCAGTAAGAGTTGCAGTTACACTTGAAAATGTACCATTTAATGGAACAACGTCAGTTGAAGGTGTTCTAACTGATGCTGAACCTTTAGCCAAGATCGGAAACTTTGCAGTGCTACCTTCCACTCCAGTTCTCATACGAGCAACATTTCTTAGAGTGGCAGATGCCTGATAAGCTTGATGAACCTCAGCTTCAAACAGCGTTACAAACGCTGGACTTAAAGTTGTAGCCATAAAGACTTCTCCATAGTTAAATTATTACATCGTTTTGGTTACCGGAAAATCCGACCTAAACTCTTTACTAAAGCATGATCGGCTGACGAGAGTTATCGATCTAATTAGACGATACACCAAGATATAGTAGTTTGTAAAGCCTAGAATACATATCTAGTATTTATACAGTAAATTTAACCATAAGCTTGCTCAAAAGCTCGCTCAACTTTCTTTCTGTAAACCGGATCAGACTGATATTTAGGATCAGCTACCATCGCCTGGAGTTCTGTTTTATCAGGCATATCACCAGGTAATGATACAGTTGGTATCTCTTGCTTGCCATTAATAAGACCTCTAAGTTTTTGCATCACTCTTTGACCTTCGGCAGTACCACCCAGCACTTCTAACTCCTGGTAATCAGTTTGAGTCAAGACACCATCAGCAACAAGTTTTTTACTCCAGTTGATATTAGACTGAATTATTTCAGTAGCATTGACACCAAGCTTTTCTTTTTCCTGAGAAATATTTATTTCTTCTTCTTGCTGTACACCACCAGTAATTTCTATGACCTTATTGATCAAACCAGTAATAGATTTATTAGATAGTTGTTTTTCTTTACCAAACTCCAAGACGGCCTGGATGACGGCATCATCAGGATCAACAGCAATTTCAGATAAATCATACTTATCAGGGGCTGTCTCGCCTAGTTTCTTTTCCAGATGATTAATGCTCTTAGCCATGTTCTCAATGTTTGGACCATCTGTTTCATCCCAAAACTTTTCCGGAAACCAGTCAGGCCTTTCATAGACTTCGCCTTCTCCAACTTCTGCTTCTTCTCCAGCTTCTTCATTTTGGATGTGAGAGATTCCTTCTTCTTCATTGGCGACCTCGCTTTCTATATTCCCAGCTTCTTCGGCCATTAGACCTGAAGATTGTTGTTCTTCCTGGGCTACGTCTTTTTCATCATTCATTACTGCATCTCCTCATACGTTGAATAATTTCTCTTACAATCGAGTTTTGCCCCTCTCTAGAATATCCATAAGAAGGTTCAGTTCCTGGTGTCCAGGCTGGTTGATCAATAGTAATAGATCGTAAATGATCTAAAACCTTTTGACCTTCTTCTGATGTAAATACTCTCATGTAAGCTTTATCGATCTCACTAGGCTCATTCTTAAAAACCATTTGTGGATCATCAATGCCTTCCCAGCCACTATTGCTGTTCAGGTATCTGATCTTCTGTGCCTGGTCCTGGTCCATCCATCATTCCTTGTTGTTGTGCCATTTGTGCCATTTGCTGGGCTTGTTGTAACAATGCTTGTCTTTCTTCCGGTGTCGTTCTTAAACTTGCCGGTATACCAAGATTGTCAGCTATAAAATCCATAGCTTTATCCTGGTTCATAAATAACTGACCTTGTGGTCCAAGGCCTTGCAGTATCTGCATATAATTTAAAACTTCTTGAACTTTCTCCATATTCTGTGCCATAGCAAGAGGAGCAGTTGGACTAATCTTGACTTGCAAACCATTGACCTTCAACGGCAGTTCTATCATACCAAGCTCATTCATAAGTTCTAGTGTACGTCTAACAATCGGATACATAGTCTCAGATATTAATCTGCCAAAAGCTGATCCTAAATTTTGAGATAACTGCTTCATTCTTTCTTGTATCTCGGTAGCTGACCTGGCAGACATATTATCCGGTGGCAGACTTTCATCCAGCATGATTGTCTTGATAGATGATATAAGATCATTGCTGGTAAACTGGGTTAGCTGAACGTCACCTGATCTCGGTAGGGGCTTGAGAGATTCACCTTGTGGACCACCATTCCTAGCCACTGGTATGATAGCTCCTGGAACTATACGAACAGTATTTGGATTTAAAACACCATCATCACTAGCTGTAAAGACACCACCAATAGATAAACTCGCATTCTTCAGGGCAAGTTGTTTGGTAACATTTAATGATTTAATATCAGGCAAGGCCAGCAATACCGGACCTCTTCCATATCTTTCACCGGCTGTCTTGCTGTATCTTGAAATAACCCAGGGAAAACTTTTAAGTTCTCGATAAACTAATTCATCTTCACCATTATCAGATATGATTTGATAGTGAATGTTGCCGGTTGTTTTATCAAAGTATGTACCTTCAATCAATTCAACCATTTCAGTTGGGTCTTCTCTATATCGACTGACCATAGAAGGTGGTATTTTTATATCAGGAAACTCCTGGTCCAAAACCTCAAAAGGTCTTTTCATACGTCTATAAACTCTTTCGACACTGCCGTTAGGACCTTCATCAAAAGAAATTAAAAAGGTTGGAATACAGCTATATCGTATTGGCTCTACATCATTGCCAGGTTGAATCAGTAAGACAGCCGTTCCAATAGCAAGTTCTTGTAGAAACTCACCAATAGCCAGGTCAAACTTTGATTGTCTCATAACTGAGAACATTTGCTCAGAATATTTATCTAATATTTGCTGGACTTCTATCTGTCTTTCTTCAGGTATTTGATCACCTGGTTGCAACCGACACCAAGATTGCTGGGGAGGAAATAGACCGGATTGTATTCTATTAGCAAACTTCTGTGTCGATTGCATGGCAGTGGAGTCAAAGACCTTGGACATCTTATCTTGCCCTGGCACTTGGCCTTCATAATAACCATCATATAAATTTTTATTTGGTAGGGCATACCGGTAGGCATCTTCGTATATTGATCGCCAGTGAGCTTTTTGACGTTCAGCATTTTCATATCTTTTTTTGAGGTCTTTTGGATTTAATTTTGTCATGTCTTTTTATGCCTATTTGCAAAGTTTCTAGCACTCTCTTTACTTCTAAAACCCCACGCTTTAAGAGCTAACGCTAATCTAGTTGGCCTTCCTTTTTCATCCTTCTCCGGTCCTTTCATCCCACCAAACCTAGAAGCAAAAGATACTCGTCTGCCATCTGTTCCGGTTTTCTGTGGTCTCTTGAGATTTGATCCTTCAGTTTTTTTAAAATGTTTTCTGCCAGCTTCATTCAATCCACCTTTAGGGTTTTGAAATTTTTTAGCTACCATCGGATCGGCCTTTACATGCCGGACATACAAACTTTACTTCATCATCCTCTTCTA